TTGTTGCTCTAACCATTCTATATTCCCTGTTTATATCTTTTACTTCTCTTTTCATAATTAAATGATATAGATATATTATTTGTTTTCGTGTATATCTTTCACATAATATATCAGGTAATATATTATAAGTGAAGGCTACTTTTTCTATAATTTGTGATTCTGTTATTTTTTGTTCTTCGTTCTCCTTATCAAACTCTTCACTAGAGTTAGAGCTGTCGTAAAATTTTGTACTAATTCTTTAATATCATTAGTTTTAAATATAGCTGTTAATAAATTTATTTCTTGGGACATGGTCATATTATTATTAATCCATTCTTTATCCTCACTAGTGACTACTCCATATATCTTTAATAATAATTCATCACTTATGAGGTGAGTAATAACTCCTATATGTTCTTCTATATTATCTAGCACATCTTCTTCTAAATTAATAGCTAATGTGGCTGCTAATTGTATTATAGAAGTATATTGTTTTCTCACAAGGGTTGTTACTTCAAATACTTTTTTCTCCTCTTCTTTCACACCAATTTCTACTTTTATAGATTCTTCTTGGAAAAATACTTCATCCATAGTTTTTTCTTTCTTACTCATTTATACATTCTCCTCTCATTATAAAAGTAAAAGGGATAGCTTAATATACTATCCCTTTTATTTTAAACATTATACTATTGTAGTAAAGGAAGTCCTGCTATTACTGTCCATTGCATTTCCTGCCATATCTTTAACAGCACCTGATGCAAATGTGAAATAAGTTGTCTCAGCTGTTAAGTCACTTGCAGGTGTAAATACAACTTCATTAAGTGTTTCGTCATAACTTAAACTACCTGCTACTTCCACACCTGTATCATCTAACACATTAAAGTTAGCAGAAGTTATATCTCTTTGCTGTATTGCTTCATCAAATTGCCATGAAACTGTGGTGGTCGCTGCTACATCACTTGCACTATCAACAGGAGATACCGTACTAACAGAAGGTCCGGTTACATCATCATAGGTGTCCACTCTTTGACCATATCTTTGGTGTTCTGCTTTTGTGACATCTTCTATAACTAGAAATGTTATTTCATAAATAGTATTATCATCTTTCTGGTCTGTAATCTCACCACTAGTATATGCGACTACTTTATATAATTCCCAATTAGCACTACCGCCGCCAGGAGCCGGTCCATCAATGAATAAACTCCTATAAACAGCATTATAATCTCCCCCAAATGATAATGTATTAGTTTCTTCACTTAAATTAGAATCAGGAAGCCCCCAAGCAAGTGCCAAGTTTTCTAAAATAGCTTCTTTGGCTCTTACAGTTACTTCCAACCTGTCCCCAATTTTTTCAACACCAACAACTCCTATATATTGGTCAGCATCATCATATTCCTTAAATTCACTGGTATGATTATAACTAACTCCACCTTGGGTTATCCCTAAATCTCTAGCGTCCGCTTTGACATCTCCATAAGAACCTACATATATATATGAAGGACCTATTGTAAAGTTGCCTGGATTTTGAACTGCTTTTGTTACCATTTAAATTCACCTCTCTTTTTTATAGAATATATTGTAACCATAAATGGTAGTTACTTGTAAACAAGTAATTACCATTTTCGTCTGTTCCAATTTGCTGTGGTTCACCTAACGCTTCTATTTTAACTATCCATATATTTGTTGAAAGGAAAAAAGTATACTTCTCTTTCAATAAATTATGAATAAGCATAGCATTTTCTTGACATTTTGAATATTTCCCATGTCTAATTGTAATTTGTATGGTGGGGTCAGCAGTCATATCATTCTGCGGCGGGTATCCTCCTGTATGATAAATGATAAAACACTCTACAGGATTTGAAGGCATTGTACCAACTTTTATATTATTAGAGGTTGCTTTAGTAATATTATCTATTATATACTGTTTTAAATCTGTTCCCAGTAGATTCATTTAACTGCCCCCTCAGTGTTAAGTGCCTTCCTAAGAGCACGGGAATAATTTTTTGCATATTTAGAATTCATTTTCTTTAAATTATCCTCTAAATATTTTGCTTTCCCACCTCTTGGATGTTTATATTCCATATTTTCATGCTGTTCAGTTGCATATTCTTTATTAAAAGCAACCCTTCCATTTATCTCTTTTAAGTATCCAGTGAAATTAAACATTGATATATTAACCGATTTATCTTTAACTACTTGACCATTCCCTGATACATTACTTTCAGTATGTCCTATTTGTTCACTATTAAAAAAGATTAAACCACTACCTCTTAGATCCCCAAATTCTACAGGGGCATCTCTCATAGCTCTTCCTAGCAAATCAAACATTGCAAGAACAGTCTCTCTTCTAGCTGCTTTTAAAGCTATCTGTAAACTTTTATCCATCATTTTTTTAACTTCATCTATACTGTTTTCTAATTTCTGGATATCAATATAAATATCATCTGTTCTTTTTGTCATGATACAAACACTCTTTGATATTTCTTATTTATTAACCCATACACAAAGCCTGATTTCTCTACTTTGTAATCTCTGCCGTTTATAGTTATAATACTCCTTTGTTTCAATTTCTGTATTGAAGGGTCAAGTTGTATTTCAGCGGAAGAAACTATCTCTTCGGAATTATTTTTCTTAATTAATTTCTCCTGCTCTATAAATCTGCATTTTACATCCCTTGCTATTTCTTTGAGTATAGGTTCATTATAAGTATCTGTCTCTTCTGTGAACAACTCTATTTTTTCAGCTACATTATTAAAATAACTTTGTATCATGTCATATCACCAGGAGTAAAATTCCTTCTATATTTACTTTGTAGGGATTTAGCATAATTACATATACCTACTTCACCGGTTAAATCATAGCTTTCACTGACACTCCCATTTATATTAACACTTTTAACACCTTGTTCTTGTATATTTATCCTCAACCTATCTTCCTCTGTCAACTCTAATAAGAATAAAGTCTGTTCAAATATAGCTTCATTATATTCATCCTCACTAAATTTATTAGAGTTCTTGAGGTTATCAATTTGTGTCTGGGCTGTTGCTAGCGATTTTCTTTTTAATTCATCAGTTGTATCATCCCAATTATCAGCCCAGAGTCTATTCATAAAATATTGATTAGCTTTATACAACAATGACATAATATCCCTCCTTGAACTCTAATTAAAAAAGGGAGCTTAATTGCCCCCTTATAGTCTTATTCAGTAACAGTAGCGAAGAATACGAAATCAGGATTATAAATAGCAGGCCACATTTCCGCTTTCATAAAGTGGAAATATTTAACCGGGTCTACTTGGTCATACATTGTAGTAAATATGCCTGGTTGGAAATTGTTTTCACTAACTGGACCCATTACTAATCTACCTAAATCCTTAATTTCTTGTCCGATTGATCTTTTAGCAAGAACAACTTTACCAGCAGGAACTAAATAAGTAGGAGTCCCCGGTCTACCAGTATCACTGTCTTCAGTGTAAACAAATTCATCATAAGCACTAATTTCAGGATAACCAAGACTTGCTAAATAGTCATTAACCATCTCTAATGAAACTCTAGTAGCATTATCTGAGAACTCACTTGCTACTTCTCCACTACCTATTACCTGTTTAAGTTGTGCTCTTCTCATGATAATATCAGTCGGCATTTCATCATTAGTGTCATAGTACTTTTCACACATTGTTATTAAATCGGACAATGGTTTTGGAGCTGTACCATTCCAGGCATCCCCTTCTAAATCTGCAACAGCATATTGATGACCAGTAGGAACACCAAAATCAACACTAATTATATCGTTACTATCATTGTCCGAAATAGTAATAGAACCATTAGTAAGAACTTGCCATCTTAACCATTCTCTTCTAGCTTGTGCTGACCTTACATTCCTAGCAGATTCATCTAAAATCTGCTTTAAGTTAGATTTTAATTCACTGTCATTCCTAGGGTTAAATATTTTATTTAATACTGCTTTGTTAACTTCAAACTTTTGACCAAAAGGGGCAACGGAACCCGCTACTTTTTTAACAGCTGGTCCACCAATAATTGGTGTCTCAGCATCCCCTCTAGCCATAATCTTGGCCATTGCTACAGTATTATCAAATATATGATATACCCAATCATAGTCATATTCATTTTTTGTAGGGATAAAGGCATCACCTATATAATTTTGAGGTTCATCTATTTCCTCAATAAAACCTAAATAGTCAATACCAAAAGTATCTTCTACAAATTCGATAAGTTTATTTTTATTCATTACGATTTCACCTCTCTTATTTTATAAATTTATTCGAATGATACTTGTGGTAAATCTTCTTCCACGGAAGCATCATAATTAGCCATCCTGTCTTTATAAACAGCACCATGAACAATTCCTCCAACTATTACATCTTCATCGTCTGAGACATCAATTAACTGTAAACAAATAAATTCAGCGTCTGAACTTCCGTCTGCTTTTTGAATATAAGCAGCATCATCATGTTCTGTGCTTTCAATATTTGTCACGGTAATGTCTGCTCCATCAATTGCTGTGACAACAAGGTCATCACTCACATTAGCTGTTATTACTGATCCATCAACATCCAATGTTTCTAATTCGTCTCCTACTTGTAAATTCCAAGCTTCAGCTTCACCAGATAATGTGATTAAGTCAGTAGAAGTTGTTACTGAACCAACAGCCCCTCTTGTAACAGGACCATATAATCCAGAACTTGTTATTTTACCCATAGCAGCACCAGGTTTAACATAGTCTTTACCAACAGCATCAGTATCAACAACAGCACGATTAATATACCTAGCGTGCTTTGATTTTAATACTTGTATAAATTCTAGTTCACTTGATTCTTGTGGTTTTAAAGTCATTTATTTTCACTCCTTTTCACTTTTAGTTTTATAACCGAATTCTTCGGCTACTTCTTTAGTCCTTGCCCCTTTATCCATATCCTTATGTTTTGGATTAGTAGCAGAACTTATTTCCTTTTGGGTTTCACCAAATACTTCTGGCTTTTCTTCTTTTAATTCTTTTATAAGAACTTCAGGACCCAGTTTCTTACC